AGTATCAAGATACGTACCAAAGGCACCAGCACTCGATAACATAGAGGAAGTAATACCACTTCCATCTGTATCTAATTCAGTTGACAGCGCACCTGATAACGATTTATCAGGCATTTTACTCTTTATTTTTAAACCAAAAAGATTAAGTAACTCTTCCGAAATTTGCATTTATAGATTTAAAATTAAATTGAACCAAGTGGAGTAGAAAGATGAACCTGAAGGCCTTTATAAGCTTCACTCTCAAACCAACTATAGGCGAATTCTACCTGAAATTCTTCTACCCTATCATTGTGGTCGAATCCAAGACCAATTGGTGAAATTACTGTCGGCCAAGCATCTTGAAATGTGTATTTCTTTAATGTAACACCATTTCTATCCAATTGTTCTACATTCATGTTAGTGGTATATAACAATGGATTAACCATACCAGAGTTTTCCTGCTTGTTGTTTATTTGTTGCATCCACGATTCAAATGCATTATGAATATCAAAATCATTATCATTCAGTATTGACACTGTCCAATTTTGGAATATTCTTTCTCCAGCAAGTTTTACTTCGCGGCCGCGATACATCACAGTTGCTACATTGATGTTTTGCCCGGGTAAACTTGCGGCGGTGCATAAAAATTGTGCTTTGTTTGCCGCGGTAGATGCCCCAGTTACAAATGCAGGGAAGTTAAGTGTAACTCGGAATTGATTTGCTCTAGCTCCACCCCCAAGTAAAGCTGCTTTAAAATTTAGTATGCTAATTTTATTTCTCCTTAAGAATGATTGTGTTTTGATGAATAATTATGCACCAACTACAGTTGAAAATGACACATCAGTGCGAGTTGCGACAAAAGTCAGTGTAATGAAGCTTATGCTTCTCGCAGGTTTGATGTAAATTTCGGCCAAGAATTCATTTCTATCAATAACATCCCCCGTGTTGTTACTAGCATCGCAGCGAACAATAAAGTCAGTAATACCACGTTTTCCTTTGATAGTCTTTAAGAAAGGTTCTACCATATTTTTAAATTGCGCTCTAGTAAAATTATCGTTAAATTCAAATAACATATATTTAGATGCTTTTGAAATTGCTTTTTCAAGCAAAATGAATAATCTTCGTACATTAATCCTATCAAATGCAGATGGTTTATTTGTCATAGTTCTATCTCCGAGAAGTGTAACCCCGGAATTAGCATCTACTATTACCGGATTAATTCCCTTAGGATATAGAACATCTCGGTCAGATTGGTTTGGGTTATACGACAATTTGATTGCATTCTTCACCCCACCACGATTAAATCCACCAAAAGACCACCACGGGTCATTTGTAGAATCTGTTCTAGCTGCTAATCCTGCCATATCACCGTTAAGTGGAACCCAGCGATATTTCTTTGAATATCTATCGAAGATATATTTCATGCCAGTATCCATAAATCCGTATGATGCAATAGAATCAGAAACACCGACCGCAGACTTGAATGCGATTATATTAGTTATTGCAGCTGCTGCGTCTCTAATAGGAGCACCTGCTTGATGTGGTGATATAAACCCTACACAATCTTTTCTAACATCTACGATATTTTCTAGGATGTATTTTTCAATTGTACCCGACACACCAACCGAGAATGCAGCACTCATGATTAGGTCGATAGAATACAAATCTTTGTTTACAAGTTTGTCATATGCAGACTTAATTTCTGCTTCAGTAGCTGATGTACCGTCTACTCCACCTGATAGAGTTTGCAAAAAGAAATTAGGTGAAGCAATTATATTGATTTGTGCAAATGTGTTACCTGCCAATGCTGCATCATACGATGTAGCACCCATCGGAACAATAGAGGCACCTGAGGTGGCAACAGGATGATTAGTCCACCATACATATTTAGAAGATTCATTCAAGACATTAACGTAATATGTAGTTAACCCTTGATAATTAATTGCATCAGATGCTTTGGATGTTCCTTCGTATTTCTCGAGCACGGTATAAGGTACACCAGATATTGCACCTGTTATATCTAACACAAGAATATGCATTTCATCATTTTTTTCACTTCCGTCAGAAGCTTTACCACTGACATACGCAGATGTACTTGGTGCACTATTAAAATATGATGCTAGTGACACACCATTAGGGAATAATGCCAAATTGGTATCACACCAAGCATCGAATGCTGCCCATGTACCAGCATCTACCATTATCATACCAATACCGTTTCCTACATTACCTGGATTCTTTGCTATAAATTCGCCTGCTGTAGTTCTATCAGCCGAAGAAATTGTTTCATATTCATCCCGATTGACGATGCTTACTGCGTCCCCAGTAGAATCTGCATTTGTAACACCAGTATTTCTAGTTCTAACAACATAACATGAATTTGTATATTTCAAAAATTCTGAACATGTGTGCCATTCATTTGCGTTGGTATCATTTGGTTCACCAAAAACTGAAACTAATTCATCCTCATCTGATATAAGAATAGGAGTTTCTATCGGTCCCTTGAGAAATCTGCCTGCGATACCACCTACTGAACTAGATACCGACGGGATTATCTGTGAAAAGTCCTTTTCTTTAATTTCAATGCCTGCTGATAGCAAAGTCATATACTGCTCCTTTAAATTTGTATTTCAGATGATTCTTCTATTTATTGATTTTTATTTTCTGCCCCTGTTTGATACTTATATCGTTTAACAGTAATTCTAGTTGCATAGCATATGATTTTAGGTCAATTAAATCATTTTCTATATTTTTGCCTATTACATCATAAGAGGTACCACCCACACTAGACAAGACAGGCCGCACTGGCATCTGTATTTCTATTGGTGTATATACTGGAACATATACGTATTCAATTGATTTACATCCCCCCAGCGATAATAAAAATAATAATATTAATGTTTTCATTTATTGTTGAACTCCGATGCTACTTGTTTTGCTGTAGATGTTAAATATGAAAAAGCATCTTCGCAATTATTGACAGGAGGTCTATTTGTTATTTTATTCTTGAGCTTATTATTTTCATTACTCAATTTTACATTTTTCAGAGAAGTTTCATTTATTTTCTGTTGGAGTGAATTTCGCTCATTTGTAGCTTCTGTTATTGCAACGTTTTGAGTTGAAATTGCGACAGATAATTTTAATATCTCTGTTTTTTGTGATTCTATTGTTGTTACTAGACTAGCCCAATAAAAAATGAGTCCTACAACAATAACAAAAAGTATAATCAAACGTTTATCAAATAACATTTTTGTCCTTTAATTTTTTTAATCTTTTTTTCAGACTTTTGATTGTGTTTTTCTTAGGTGGTTCACCGAAAGTGTCAGTAGTAGGTTCACCCAATTGATTTACTCCAATTGCTGCTATGCCACCTGCACCAACCGAGGTCATATCTTCCCCAATATGTCCATCATCTCGTTGCATATAATTATATCCTTTGTCTTTATATTGGCATTTTGTATGTAATCCGGCATTCTGTTCAAATACACAAGGACAGTTTTTAATTTATACCAATCATCTTTTTTTACTTTAAAAAACATCATTTCGATACAAATGTCAGGTGAAAATAAATTAAGCAAAATTAATATTTGATTTAAAAGCAAATGAGTCTCGATAGGACCCATATTTCTTGACGTTAATCTTACTAAATTAGTAAATTTTGATATATCACTTTCGAATTCAATTATTGTTTTGCATGAAGGATTATCATACGCCCTCATTGCCATAATTATGAAATTATCCTTCGTTATCATCTACTAAATCGTACTCAATACTGGATTATTCCCGCCGATTAAATACCATTTGCTTGTATATGCTGAATACTGAATTACCGCAGTATCGCCAACCGCATTTAATGTTATGGTATTAAATCCTTCGCCTATAATAGATATGGATACTGTCTTGCCGAGGTCTAATGTATTTACAACAATACTTTTTACCTGACCGTCATAACCGGAAGATAGGGAGTATAATCCATAAACACCACTATCATTTTTGAGTATAGTATTAGCTCTAGTAGGCGATATTGCTTTTGTAACCCCATTTGTACTATCGGTCGCCGTATATATGATGACTTCAGTCGACTGGACTAATACACCATCGCTAGAAGATGAACCAACTTGAAGGTTGCCTATTACATGTAATTTAGAGGAAGGTAGATTTGTGCCTATTCCAATCTTATCCGTGACACCATTTACAAAAAGGGCATTAGCATCATTCTTCGATGAAATGCTAGTGTTTATCGATAATTGAATTGGATTTAATCTTATATTATCATTTGTATTAAAATTTTTGAGTAAATTTGATATTGTTGTAGTTTTATTGACTCCATTTTGTAATAGCATCAAGGTATCAGTGGCCGTTATTGTCTTGGCCACTGACATCATACTCATTTTTATTTTTGGTTGTGCCATTGGGTACCTTGATTAAGCAATAACAGCGCCGTTTGAACTCATTACATACCAGCTATCATTTATATTTTTCAACTTGACGCTTTGTCCAACGACAGAAAAGGTTATCGTGTTCACTCCCAATCCGCCAGTAACAGTTACCACGGCACTAGGAGTTGTAACCTCTGCGGATTCACACACGATTTCTTTTTCCATACCATGTGTGCCCGCCGCTAGTGTATATGCCGCACTGGCAGTTGTGCTATGAACCCTAGAAGAAAGGATATTCGTGGCAATTGCGCCAGATACAAGTGATTCAGACAATTCTTTAACGATTAATCTACTCGGTAGATTTAAGGAGATTGTTTCGATGTCTGCTTTTAACGATGCCCCTCCCTGAACAAGCATCAGCAAATCTGTAAGATTTAAAGTGCTTGCAGGAGTTAATTGACTAACTTTTGTGTCTGCCATAAATTATCCTTAGTTAACTGTCGATGTTGAAGTATCCGGTGCAACAAATGTCACTGATGCTGCAATAAGCGCACCGCCTTGAATTATATCATAAACAGAACCACCAGCAGTAGATGCTCCGATTGTTACTTGCCCCGCTATTGCAGAATCACCTGCTACAATGGTATATTCAAACACCAAAGATGTGCTGGTCGATAATGTAGGATTAAATACTAATTCTCTATTATTACCCCCGACAACGAGCGATATTGCTGGGGTGCCGTCCACCTTTACAGGTTCACTTGCAGTCAACGTTACTGTCAGTACATCTCCTGTCACCATAGTAGATGTACCAGAATATGTAGCGAGCGCGGTGAATGTAGGTACAGTTATTACATCAGAATTCTTTACGTTTAATGAACTTATTGCTACTAGCACTTCTCCAGTAGGTTGATATTCCCATCCTTTTAATGTATGAACAACATTAGCACCATTATATGCATCTTTACCATCCCCAACCCAATTGGGTTTTTTTGTGTATGACCATTGACTCATTTTATTTCTCCTTATCGATAATGTTATTTATTTGTTTCATTTGCTGGATAGGCTATACCGCCGGGCCAATAAATATGGTGCGGCTTTCCATTTATTGTAGTAACACCAATAGGCTTTGTCACCGGCGCACGATATGGTATTACATATCTTTGTCCAGTATCATCTACCGGTCTTTTATCAACATCTGTTGCTGCAAACATCCCCCCTGCGGAGATCAAAGCAGCTAATGCTGCTGCTCTTGCTGTCTTGCCTTCTTTTAATTCTTTAAGTGTGCTCATTATTCGTGCGCAATCTTATCATGCCCCATAACAACTACTCTCGAAAGATTCAATGCTTTCCTTATTCTGCCTGCAATGGTCTTCTGGTGTTCTGGGTTAGACGGGTCTAGCCCCAGCGAATATTTGTCAACTAATGATAATGCTCGATTGCTTGGCATGTATGACATTTCATAGAGGTCTGTGTTTTCTACTTTGATGCCAGATGTATCAACATCGCTTAACTTGTGTCTAATAGTTGGTTTTTTGCCCATTAATTTTCTATCGAGTTTGATTCCAAGTAACTGAGCTAGATTCTTGCTCGAATCTCCAGCACTTGATTTATTCAACCCAGTTTTTGCTATACCAAGTGCACCAACTGGCCTGCCCCTTTTCTTAGGAGCACCTGATGTATCTTTAGTTGCTTTAACTGGGTTTTCTTCATCATCAGATGGATTATATGATGTACCATACGTACCAATATGTCTTCTCCCGACTGGTTTAGTATCAGCAAATGACTTATCTGTTACTTGAGTGTGTTTGCTACTAGACCAAGAATCATCAGTATCTACTGGTAATTTTCTTTTATCCTTTAATTTTTTATTTGCATATTCTTCTGCTGCATCTAATTCGGCTTTCAAGTCAAATGATTCGTTGAATTCATCTTTCTTTAATGTCAGATTGGCCTTTATATTTTTCCCATCCCCAACTTGCACATTGACTCTACCATCCGGATGTCTGTAAAATACTCTCCCTTTCTTGCCATGAAGAGAATTGCCCGGTTTATTAATAGTAACAATGTCAGATGCTCGTGCAGGAGCAGATTCTTTTAATGAACCGAGTAGTTTTGTTGATAATAGTTGTTTGAAGTTCATTTTAATAGTCCCATCATTCGTAATTGTGAATTTGAAAATGTATTTTTGTTCCATGGTATACCAGCAGAATCTACTACTTTCATTAATCTGCCTACTATCTGCCACCCAGGCGGAGTAAGTTGTGCTGTTCTCAATTTGATTATAGCATTATTTATTGTATTTGTAGGGTCGGCATTAGTTGTTGTAATACCAGCTACCATCGCAACAACTCTAGCTATCATAATCCTGTCAGTAGTTAAGAATTTAATACCTTCTAATATTGAATATTTTAATAATTCTTCTTCTACTGTTGATATTACCTTTTCTACTAGATAAGGACACTCAATCTTTTTTGCATATCGTCGAAGACGTTCTATTTGAATTCTAACAGTAGAATATTCCTCTTGAATCGTGACATCATTGACTCCAAGTATATAATCGAATGCCTTTAAACACGATAATACTGCATATGAATCTTCGTGTGTTTTTGAGATTTCCTTGAAGTCTTCCGCCAATTGACGATTAAAATTCTTAGTTTTATATCCCTTAAATATTAATGCATCTTTATACAATTGGTCTCTTTTAATACCACTAGTGCTAATAGTTAGGTCTTCTGTCCACAATCTATGTTCTATACCATCTGATATTATGATAGCATATTTTGGATGAAGTTGAAGTATTTCGCCTTCTATTAAACCATTAGTAACACAATCTCCAATTTTGAAAGATTCATTTTTGACTGAAAGTCTGTCTTTTATCGTAGTCATCAAATCATCTTTATCTTTATCTGTCAAGTTGGTATGTAATCCAGCATAAAATGATTTTTTATCTCCTTTTATTGCTGCATCTCTCATCTTTGACGCTGACATACCCTCTACACCTTCAGCATCAGGGTCTCTTGCACCTGCTGATTTTACTGTTATTGATTTGAAGTTAAATCCATTTCCGTTTTTGTCAAATTTTCCGTTATAAAAATTCAATTTGTCTTGAAATTCTGCTACTCTATCTTCACCAGCAACTACAACTAAATGTTTTACACCTTCTCTGTGCATCCTCGCAGCAGCATGAAATATAGTAGGTTCTTCCTTAGTTGATTTTCGAAAGACTTGTTTATGATTTGGATACATTTTATGAAGTATATCGAGCTTTTCATCTGCTGAAAGTGGATTCTTTTTGTTATCCTGAGAATGAGAAACGTATATACGTTTCTTCCCAGGTTCTTTCAGCGCAGCATCTATCATTTTAGCATGTCCAAAAGTTGGTGGCTGCGCCCTACCATAGGCTAGAACCTCTGTTTTTTCTGCTTCTTCTGCTTCTTCGAATAATTGTTTTATTTGAATCATTTATTCAATCTCTAACTTTTTCAAAATTTGCTTTGCTAAATTCATTGCGAGCTACTAATTTGACAGGATAATCATTATGATGAAAGATGTATCCTTCTGGGTGTGATTTCTTACCATTAATAGTATGTTCTAATGGATGGTCTGCATTATCTAATGTTTTAACTAATGTGTCTTTAGCTTGTTGAAGATGTTTATGCAGCTTGAAATAATTATCAAAGTGAGCAGAATTATTTTCTATATGATTGTGTATCTGTTGTGTTTTGGCTACTTTTCTCGCTTTTGCCTTTTCTGATTTGACGGATTCAAATTCTTTTTTCCCATTTGCTATGATATGAGACTTTAATCCTTCTGTAGAAGGAGGTTCATTGTGCCGAACGGTTTGATTAATATATGTGCTAACATGTTTACCTACCCCATGTACCGCATTATGCATATTAACCCCATTTTCTTGATGAATTTTCTTTGCAGCTTCTATGTGGCCATTTACTTCTGCTTTATCTGACTCTGAAAAATGAGCTTTGGATGTATCATTTGACGTGGACAAATTGTATGAATCATCGTGACTTGTTAGAGTATCGTGTTCGATTGGTTTAGCTGTTAGTTTACCATTTACCATAGAATAGCTAGTGTGCCATGCCGCGCCGAATCGTGCCTTTAATATCTTTTTTCCTTCCGCCGAGGATTTCTTAGCACTATATTTAATAGTATTTGGCTCGAATCCTACTTTATCACCCTCTTCTTTTTTCGTTTTACTTGTGAATAGCACATCACCTTGATGAAGACCTTCTTTTGGTAATACCTTATGTGCATGGTCTAATGCATGATGTAATGGTTCTGCTACATATGGTTTATCTGAATGATATTTATCAATATCAGCATGAGAATAACATATTTTAGCAGTATGTTCATTATCGGCGCCTACTTTATTTAATGCACTCTTATATGCAACACATTGCTTTCCATTAATAGGATGTTTGCCTGCTACAACAGATATTCCACCATCTACCTTCGAAGTGAATGATGGATTGTGTTTACCATGTTCTATATGTTGTGCGGCGGATTGTAATGCTCCTATGGCATGTTCAGTACCAGCGTGCCCCAATTCGTGCCCTAAATCTTCTACATGCGATAAATGTGTTTTTACTTTTTCAGTATCAGCTGTTATAGATTCTAACAATTGATTATCATATGTTTCTAGTATGTATGCTTTGAACTTTAACATTTATGCCGTTTCTTCAATTGAACCAAATCTTATTTTAGCTTCTTTTAGTTTCATGCTATTTTACCAAGATTTCTGAATGTCCGATAGGTCTTTTAGCTCTTATCTCAATCCTATGTAATGTCTTTCCTTCACTGTTCTTAACTAAAAGAGAATTCCCATTTCCTTCTGATTGCGTATACGATAGTTTACCAGCCGCATTATATCTATTTGTCATATCTTCTCTT